AACGAGAATGGTGGAAGATATGGGAAAGTGATGACCCACCCACTTGTTCTTATGTGATACAAAGTTATGATACAGCTTTTAGTAAATCAGATCGTGCTGATTATAGTGCGATTACAACATGGGGTATATTTGAGCCTGAAGATGGTGAGGGCGAATGTATTATTTTACTGGATGCTATAAGAGGTAGGTGGGATTTTCCACAATTAAAACAAAAAGCACAGGAATTAGAAGAAATTTATCAACCTGATATGATTTTAATTGAGCAAAAAGCTACTGGTACACCTTTAACACAAGAGTTAATTCGTATGGGTATTGCTGTTACACCATTTACGCCAAGTAGAGGTTCTGATAAATTTACTAGAATGAATGCTTGTGCTCCTGTGTTTGAAAGTGGTATGGTGTATAGACCCGATAGTAATTTTGCAGAGGAAGTTGTAGAGGAATGTGCATCTTTTCCTAATGGTGAACATGATGACTTGGCAGATAGCATGACACAAGCTATACTGCGTTTTAGACAAGGTGGTTTTATTGTAACACCTGATGACTATGAAGAAGAGGAACGAATATATCGTTCAAAATTTGAATATTATTAAGGAGAATAATATGTTAAAAGGTAATCAAAAGAAATTAGATAAAAATAAAGATGGTAAAATATCTGGTGAAGATTTTAAAATGCTAAGAAAAATGGAAGATGGTGGTAAAGTCCAGAAATTAGAATATGGTGGTGAAGTTGGTAACACTTGTAAAGGTGGAGGAGCTGCCCTTAGAGGAACTAAATTTGTTGGTGTTAGATAATGTTTTTTTTAGAATATAAAGTTGAGGTAGGGGTCTTTTGCAAAGTAGTTCCTGTGGATATTTCCCTCCCTACCACAGTTGAGCCGCCCCTACCTCACTAAGGAGATAAAATTATGGCAATAGAAACTCAAACCGGCCCCGGTGGTCTACCAGAAAACATCAATGTTCCTTCTAAAGAACTTACAGAAGCTATGATTGACGTAAACGAAGCGAATATAACGCCAAATGTTACAGAACTGGAAGATGGTAGTGCTATTGTTGGAGAGTTTCAGGAAGAAAAATTAGAAATAAATATTCCTTTTGATGGTAACATTGCAGAGGCTATGGATGATAGTGTTTTAAGTGGCATTGCATCAGAGTTAGTTAGTGATATTGATGATGACACAGCATCAAGAAAAGATTGGGAAGAATCTTATAAAAAAGGTCTAGAATTATTAGGGATGAACTATGAAGAGAGGGCACAGCCTTTTGAAGGTGCTTCTGGAGTTATTCATCCATTATTAGCTGAAGCTGTAACACAGTTTCAAGCACAAGCTTATAGAGAAATGTTGCCCGCGGGTGGGCCGGTTAGAACTCATATACTAGGAACATCTAATCCAGAGTTAGAAAAACAGGCAGAACGTATAAAAGAGTATATGAACTACCAGATTACGTATGAAATGGAAGAATATGATCCAGAACTGGATCAAATGTTATTTTATTTACCGATTGTAGGGTCTACTTTTAAAAAAGTTTATACCGATCCTTTATTGCAACGTGCAGTAAGTAAATTTATTCATGCAGAGGACTTAGTTGTACCTTATTCAGCTACTGATTTACTAACAAGTCCTAGAATAACCCATGTTATTAAGATGGATTCTAATGAAGTCCTTAAAATGCAGTTAAATGGCTTTTATAAGCAGATAGACTTACCTGATTCTGGTTATGAAACAAGATATAACGAAATTACAGAAACTGTTGATGAAATACAGGGTATTCAACCTTCATCTGGTTCTAAGGAGCTAACAATCTATGAGGTTCATACTGATCTAGATATTGAAGGCTTTGAGGATATGGGTGAAGATGGTGAGCCTACAGGATTAAAACTACCTTATGTTGTTACTATTTTAGAAGATACTAATGAGATATTAGCTATACGTAGGAATTATGCAGAGCAAGATCCATTAAAAAGAAAAAAGGACTATTTTGTTCATTTTAAGTTTATGCCCGGTCTTGGTTTCTATGGTTTAGGATTAACGCATATGATAGGTGGTTTAGCTCAAGCATCTACATCTATATTAAGACAATTAATTGATTCAGGTACATTATCTAATTTACCCGCTGGTTTTAAATCAAGAGGTGCTAGAATTAGAGATGAAGATAGTGCGTTACAACCGGGTGAATTTAGGGATATTGATGTTGCAAGTGGTGATATACGAAGTTCTTTGATGCCACTGCCATTTAAAGAGCCTTCAGGCACCCTATACAACTTAATGGGTACTTTGGTTGATGCAGGTAGAAGATTCGCTTCTATGGCCGATATGAAGGTAGGAGAGATGGGTGGAGAAACACCTGTAGGAACTACAATGGCTATTATGGAACGTGGAACCAAAGTTATGTCTGCAATCCATAAGAGATTACATTATTCTCAAAAGATAGAATTTAGGTTATTGGCAAACATATTTGCTAATGATCCAAAGCCTTATCCATATATGAGCATGGGTACTAATCCTATGTCAAAAATACAGGACTTTGATTCTAGAATTGATATATTACCTGTAAGTGACCCAAATATATTCTCTATGTCACAAAGAGTGACGTTAGCACAAACACAATTACAATTAGTTCAATCTAATCCACAAATACATGGCGGCCCACAGGGGTTATATGCAGCTTACAGAAATATGTATGAAGCATTAGGAGTTTCAAATATTGATGCTATATTACCTCCACCTCCACAGCCTATGCCTTTGAATGCAGCTAAAGAAAACCAGAATGCGTTGTTAGGTCAACCATTACAGGCCTTCCCACAGCAAGATCATCAAGCTCATATTCAAGCACATTTAGCTATGATGACAACACCGGCTGTTCAATCAAATGCAAATGTTGTCGCTATGTTACAAGGACATATTCAAGAACATATAGGTATATTAGCTGAACAAACAGCACAACAGCAAGTGATGGCATCTATACCACCTGAAAATCAAGCAGCTATGCAAGATCCTAATATTCAGATGCAATTACAGGGTCAAATTGAAATGACAGCTGCTAAACTTGTAGCTGAGATGGTAGAACAGTATGCTCAAACGATTACGCCACAAAATCAAGAAGATCCTCTTGTTTCAATTAGAAAACAAGAACTAGCTCTTAAAGGTGCAGATTTGCAAAGAAAACAACAAGAGTTTGATGAAAAGCAAGATATGGAGAGGATGAGACAACAACAGGACTCTCAATTAGAAAAGGAAAGAATTAATGTTTCTAAGGAAGCATTAGATGATAAAACAAGAATAGCAGAGGAGAGGATACAAACTCAAAGGGATATAGCTGCTTTAAATTCAACTAGACGTTCATAAAAGGTAAATACATTGCTAGGTGATATTGTAACTGGCATCCAACTAGTTAAAAAAAGTGTGGATTTCATTAAAGAGAATATCAACACTTGTAAGGATATTTCTGAAATAGCTGGTTCTATTGATGATCTTTTAGATGGAAAACAACAACTAGATAAAAAAAGATCAAAAAAAGATGGGATGTCTTTAGCCGATCAGTTTGGTGTTAAAACAGTAGCTAATGAAATTATAGACGCTAAATTAGCAGCGGAAGAGTTATATAACGTATCTGTTTTAGTGGATCAACGCTTTGGTCATGGTACATGGGCGAACATTATGACAGAAAGAAAAAAGCGTTTAGATGAAGCTAAAAAAGCAGAAAAAGAAAGAATGAGAATTAGAAAGCAACAGCAAGAGGAATTATTAGAGATTTTATCATTTTTATTTTTAGGATTTGTAGGTATCATAGCTTTTTTTGGTTTAGTGTATCTTTTTTTAAATATTTAACTGTTGACAAATTATTTATTGTATGGTATTATATGGTATAAACAATAATATGGAGATTAAAATGACCAAGCAAATTAAATTCGGAGTTCACTTTAGAGGACATTGGGATACTTATACTGTTATTGAGTTAGAAAAATTTATGGAGTGTTCTGAAGGTATTGAACCAATAGAACTCAAAGATCGATATGTAGATTTTTTAGATAAGCTATCT